CAGTTGTTAAGTGGTTCAAATCCACTCTTAGCGACCACAGTAAAACACTCTTATAAGGATTAAGCTAAAATGGGGTATAAGCCACTTAGCTAAGAATATAGCCCCTTATACCTATATTCACCTGATTATCTATAGTTCTCGGGTTAGAGTGTTTTACTGTGGTCTTAGTGTAATGGTCAGCACTAGAGATTGTGACTCTCTTAGTACGAGTTCGACTCTCGTAGATCACCCCATATGAAAGGAGTAATATTATGCGATTGTAAAAGGAGCGTAATATGTCTAGAACTTATAGAAACAGACTGCCTGATAGCTTTAGTTGGGCTTTAAGAGAGTATATGTGTGGGTACGATAGTCATGGAAATTGGTATGCCTATTATGAACACTACGATAAAAACTCTGAAGAAGGTAAAAAGCGTATAGCTAAAACCCGTTCAGATGCTTATAAGGACTTTAAGGAGCCTGGACCTTCTTGGTATCGTAATATCTTTACCGAAAGACCTCAACGTAGAGAGGCTAAAAAAGCACTTCGTAAGTACCTTCTAAACGAGGACTATGAAGTATTATTACTTGCAAAAAATCCGCTTGAATACTGGACATGAATAAGTATAGAGAAGAATTACTACGAAAAGCTGCTTCAGTTGTAGTTTGGAGTAATAGTACTACTATTAATGAGCTACTTAATATAATCATAGCTCTAGCAGATCAAGTGCAGCTATTGGACGCGGAATTAGCGAAATATTCTCCGATGGCAGAGCGGCCCAATGCAGCGGATTGCAAATCCGTATAATCGTCAGTTCAAATCTGACTCGGAGATCCAAATTAATACCCCATCCGGCGGAGCTGGTGGCGAGGCTACGAACCTTGCTTACGGATGTTCGACTCATTCATGGGGTGCCAGTTTAATCTGATGCGAAGAAAATAGTTACTTCGACTTGAAATCGGGTAGTCATGGGTTCGAGTCCCATATAGTAGAAATACTATTAGCTCAGTCGGTAGAGCACCTAGCTTTCTATTTTCGACTTCTTCTCAGATTACTTATCAGTTGGGGAGTGGTGTAATTGGCAGCACAGTAGACTTTGACTCTGCTAGTTTAGGTTCGATCCCTAGTTCCCCTGCCAACATGGAATAATATGTCAATCCTAAATCTTTTCAAAAAGAATAAAGAACCAAAATATTTTGATGCTGAAATCGACCTTTCAAGGTTTGATGTACTAGCTATTGAGCGTAATGATGAGGGTGAAACAGTAATCACCTATAAAGACCCTACTAGCCCTCTCATACACGAGTTCTGGTTATCTTGTTCCCCTAAAAAACATAATGAATTAGTAGAGGAATTTAGACTAGACTTAGCTACATCAGCGTAAAAGATTTAAAGGCTTATCCACCCTAAAAACAAAACCTTAGTGGATAGGTAAATAAGGAGGTTTTGTTATGCTAAAAGCGGCGATATTCTGCCTAGCATTAAATATATACTACGAAGCTAATGTGGAACCTTTAGAGGGAAAATACGCAGTAGCACAAGTTACTATGAATAGGGTTAATAATGAATTATACCCTAATACTGTATGTAAAGTAGTATATGAACCATATCAATTTTCTTGGACTTTAACCCCCAAGTCCCCACCCAAGGGTGAGGGCTGGAAAGAGGCTAATAGAGTAGCTAAGGTAGTATTAAATGGTTGGGCCCCTGATATTACTAAAGGTGCTACACACTATCATAATAATAGTGTGTCTCCAGAGTGGGCAAAAAGAAAATACAAAGTTAAAACTATTGGGAAGCATGTTTTTTATAAATTCCCTGATAAAAGCAGGGGTTAAACCCTGCTTTTATTTTATATAAAAAATTTTAAAATTGACTTTATTTATCAAATAAAGTATAATATTAATATAGTGTGAGTTTATACATTCCGCCCTTAGCTCAGTGGAATAAGAGCAGGGAGCTTCTACCTCCAAGGTCAGCGGTTCGAATCCGTTAGGGCGGACCATTAATAATATGTCAGAACCCTCGTTTAAAGGCTTTACTAATTTAGCCTGTCAATACTACCCATGTCATACAATTAGAAAACCAGACTTTAATTGTCTATTCTGCTATTGTCCACTAATAAACTATCAGTGCCCCGGACACTACAAGGTATTTACGGATGCTAGGGGTAATATCAGAAAAGATTGCATGAGCTGTAACCTGCCTCATGAGGGGTATGAAGCCTCATGGAACTTCATTTGGAAGTGGCTAGAAAATCCAGTTACCTGGGATGGTACATAAAGTTTAGGGCCTATAGCTCAGGGGTAGAGCAGGAAACTCATAATTTCTTGGTCGCTGGTTCAAAACCAGCTGGGCCCACCAATTTAGGAAAATAATGAAAACATTTACAGCACATACAATTCAAGAAGTTCATATGCCCGATAAAGACTGGGTGGAATTAGTAACTAAAGAACTTAAAAGACTAACTGATGCAGATTTTATAAAGGATGGTCTAGCATACTCAACTGAGGACTTTAGAGGTAGATCCGACGATATATTATTAGGTCCAGCATCTGATTTGGACAGGGCCATTTTTATGGTTATTGAAAAATTAAATGAAAAATATAAACTGGCCAGACCTAAAGCTGCCCCCAATTAATTTATATGTATTAGTGCCCGCATTTAAGTGGTACTCTTTATTTGAGAAGGAAAGTTTAAATGTCAAAAGTGAAAGCAACCCTAACCAGCGGGAAGAGTGTAAGCCCAAAACATGTTACTTATGTAAAAAATAGAGAACGAACACTTATTAATCATTTGAAAACCTTTCCAAATGATAAAGTAGCTCTTGTTGCCTTAGATAATGGAACTTATAAGTCTTATCGTCGTAAAACACCAAAAACCACTATGTGGTCTAAACAGGATATTGCTGCTGTAAAGTTGTATATTATGGCAGGTCGTACTGGTAAAGACTTTTTAGCAGATAAAATGAAAGCTAAAAAGTCCCCGGTTAGCCTTAGTAGAAAAGCCACTAATGCTTGATGTGTTGTATTACTACCTTATTTTTGCAGTTTCAGGGGGCCTACTATCTGTAGGTTCCCTATTTGTGCCTATTAGAAGTATGATAAGAAAGGCAGGATTAAATACCCACCCCTTCTTAACAAGTACAGCACTTACAACCATAGTATGGTTTAGTATGGCCGTACTATGTATACCTATGTTAATTCGTCCATTATTAATGGAAGTACATAGACAAACTTTTATCACACATACTTACCAATCTTCAATTGCAGACTAAAAAATATTTTCTAGATTTAGTCTATTATATTTGATATAATATTATTCCAATTTGGAAAAGGATTAAAAAATGTTAAAATTTACATATACCAAACCTAATGGCGATATTAGCGAGAGAGTTGGTCTTGTAGTTAGAAAGCCAACAGATAACTACTCTATATTGGATATAACAGATTTAGACGATAACGAACGTGCTGCTGTAGTGGAAAATTACCGAATTTATTTAGAGGACGAAAAGCAGCTACGCGATGACCTTCTTCTTAATAGTTTTTGGAAGAACTTTAAATCTGAACGCATGACAGACCTTTCGGAGCTAAAATGAACTTTTTGATCTTTTCATTAATGTGGCTGATTACTAAGATTGTCGATGATCCGACTTTCGATTAATAGTTGTAAACCTTAAAGTAAGGCATTCAAGACCCGGGTTCGACTCCCGGCAGGTCCACCATAAGAGTTCTAACCTAGCCCGTTACCAGTGCACTGGTTACCTAAAGAACGGTACTTCCGCGTGGAATGTTAGAACTCTTTTGATGGGCCTGTACTGGCTTCGATTGGGTGAGATAGGATAATGGCAACTCGTCAGGCGAATGACGTTAATAGAGCAAATTTATAAATGCAAACGACGCATATTACGGAGAAACAGCTCTAGCAGCTTAAGTACCCTGGGGTTCGGGCCCACCTTATAACCAAAGGGCCCATTAAGGATGTACTATGTATCGAATCGTAGGTAAAGATAATTTAGAAGCGGTCAATTCATTAGCTAATGAAGCTATAATGGCACTACACGAGCTAAAAGACAATGCAAATGATTATGTTAGCATTAATAAATTATTAGTACAAAGGTTAGCTCAAGGCTACCTATATATGTACAATAAATCAATCGAACATAGTATAATGCCAAATAATAAAGATAAAAATAAATTTTTTGATGAGTTTATTAACTAATTAATGGATATTCAAAGTTTAACGGATGATAAACTTGCTTACTTTGCACTATTTAACTGGGCCAATAAAAACCGTCCGGATGTATTCCCACCAGGTGGCTATGTATATGCTATATCTAGTACTAGGGAATCCTTTTTAAAAGAGTTGGCAGAGATAGGTAAAGATTCATTTATTAAGAAGCACGATATAGAAACAATTTTTAAACCTAAGAGTAAAGGAAGAAATATGGCTTGGACAGATGAAAAGAAAGCTCTAGTAGTAAAAATGTATGAAGATGCAAATCCTACTCCAGAGACTTCGATTGAAATTGTAAAACAAATTGCAGAAGATGTGGAAGAAACACCAAATGGTGTTCGTATGATTCTATCTAAAGCAGATGTTTATGTAAAGAAAGAAGCCGGAGCTACTACTGGTACAGCGAAAGCATCGACCGGTGGCACACGTGTATCTAAGTCTGATAGTATTCAGTCTCTAAAAGATGTAATCTCATCAGCGGGGCTTGCAGTTGATGATGACGTGTTGGATAAGCTTACTGGTAAGCAAGCAGTATACTTAACTGATATTGTTAAAAACCTAATTAAGTAAGGAATCTAAATGGCCGGTAAAGCTGCTCCCTCAGATAAGCTAACTCCGCAGAATATAGAAAAGGTAATAGAGCTTATTAAAGCCGAAAAGCCTATTACTAAAAAAGCTGCCTGTGAGATTCTAGGTATTAATTATAATACTACTAGACTAGAGTCTATTATTGATGGATACTTGAAAAAACGCGAATTTGAAGAAGAGCAGCGGTCTAAAAAGCGCTATAAACCTGCCTCTAAAGAGGAGATAGACCTTATTATAGGGTCTTACCTTGAGGGAGACCCTATATCTGCTATATCTAAACGAATTTATCGTTCAGATAACTTCGTATCTAATGTTTTAGAAAAAGTTGGATGCCCTAAAAGGGAAATTCCACATTCTTATTTTTCTCCAGGTATATTCCCTGACACTTGTATTTCGAAAGAATTTAAAGTTGGTCAGAAGGTATATTCTTCAAGGTATGATTCTCTAGCTACTATAAAAAGTATGAAAATGCAGGGAGAAGATCCTGTATACTGCATCTGGCTAGAAGATGAAAAGTGGCAACAATTTGCTTATCAACCTTGGTGGGAACTAGGAAGTCTAGAACACCTTAAACCTCACTGTTCTTCTATTTAATTATGAACCATAATACCTTTATTAGTAAAATGCATGATGCTGGCGACGCATACGTATTCTACATTACCCCCGTTAGCAAAAAAACAAAATATCATATCTGCACTTTGGATTTAAAAAATACTAAGTATATTGCAGATAAACTTACCGATAAAGATAATACAGAGTTATCTGATAACTTGGTTAGAATTTTCTCTTGGGATTTAGATACCTTTAAAGTAATAGATTCCTCGTTAGTAACGAAGGTAGTACCCTTAAGTACCGTACTCGCACAATCAAACCTTATCGCCGAGCAGCCAAAATATAAACGTAATTAAAAGTTACGCGGGAACCTATGAGTAATTCTACAACCATATTTAGTCATGTGTTAGTTACGAATAACGAAGACTTTTCACAGTGGAGACTAGTAGTAAATGAGTTTAGGGGAGTACAATACTTTCAAATCAGAAGGTATTTTTTATCTTTCGAAGGTACGTGGGAGCCAACTAAAGAAGGCTTCAGCGTGCCTTTGTCTCTTGCATTCACCTATAATTTAATAGTCGGACTATCCGTGTTAATGTCGGAATCTGAGATTGACAGTTTAGGTCCCGATATGGTACAATTATTAAAGAATAATAAAGAAGTAATGAAATCTGAGCTACTTAACCTAGTATACGAGATTGTAGAAGATGAACAAGAGTGAAATAAAAGAATTTATCAAGGTAGCGGCTATTGCCTACTATGACGGATCTCCCATAATTAGTGATGAACAGTTTGATTATTTGGAGAACCTAGTAGGTGTAACTAATTTAGGTGCAGCTCCTAAAAAGCCTATTAAACATGCTTACCGTATGTACTCCCTACAAAAGTACTATAAAGATGAAGGAAAAGTGCCCCTACAGGATTACTCTAAGCCTAAGTTTTCTAGCCCTAAGTTAGATGGTGCGGCTATTTCTATCTTATACATTAATGGTACACTAGCACAAGTACTTACTCGTGGTGATGGCATCGAAGGGCAAGACATTACTAGTAAATTTATTTCTAACCCAAAAAAGGTAGTACCAAATAGTATTGAACTACTGGGAGTGGTACAAGTAGTAGGTGAAATTGTATCGCCTAGTGATATTCCAAATGCTAGAAACTATGCGGCTGGTGCTCTTAATCTACTTAGCATAGAAGAATTTAATAGTCGTAATATTCATTTTATTGCCTACGGTATTACACCTTCTACAGACTTTTATAGCAGCGATCTAAATATGCTAGAAGCTAATGGTTTTAAAACTGTAGCAATGCAAGATTACTGTTCACAGTTTCCACATGATGGAATTGTTATTAGAGTAAATAGTAATATTGACTATCAAACTTTAGGATTTACTGCTAAACACCCACGAGGTGCCTTTGCAATTAAAGAACGTAAAGAGGGGGCTATTACTACTTTAGAGTCCGTAATATGGCAGACGGGTAAAAGTGGAAAAGTAACTCCTGTAGCTATTATTACTCCAGTAGTAATTGGTGGTGCAACTATTACACGCGCAACGCTTAATAATGTGGGCTATATTAAGTCCTTAGATTTAAGTATTGGTGATACTGTAGAGGTGCAAAGGGCTGGAGAAATTATTCCGCAGATAGTGAGAAAAATTTACACTTGAAATTAGGCGTAATATAGCAATAAAAATTTTTACTTGAATACAATTACTTATCATGCTATAATTATATCATAGAGTGAAATAAGGCTGAATATGATTGAAATTCCAGAAGTATGCCCTAGTTGTGGTACTACTTTAAAGTTAGTGAATGACCAACTGTTTTGTACTAATAAACAGTGTCCTGCTCAAACTTTAAAAAAGCTAGAACACTTTTCTAAAACATTAAAGATTAAGGGCCTAGGGCCAAAGACGATTGAGAAGTTGAACTTTGAATTCGTTTCTGATATTTTTAGTTTTAGTGAGTCACACTACGTTGACACATTAGGTGAAAAAGTAGGCCGTAAATTATATGCTGAAGTACAGAGTGCTAAGTCCTCTGATTTAGCAACCATTCTAGAAGCTTTTAGTATCCCCCTAGTGGGTGGCACGGCTTCAAAGAAAATATCTTCTGTAGTATCTACTATTGAAGATATTAATGAGGAAAGCTGCAAGCAAGCCGGTTTAGGTGATAAAGCTACAGCTAATTTAGTAAACTGGTTAAAGAGTAAAGAGTATGTAAATTTACCCTTTGATTTTAAATCAGTAGATGCAGTAAAACCTAGCAACCCAAGCGGTACAAAAAATATTACAGTTTGTATAACTGGCAAGTTAAATGACTTTCCAAACCGCACTGAAGCTACTAAGTACTTAGAATCTTTAGGATTCAACTGTACTTCTTCTGTAACTAAAAGTACTGATATTCTTGTAGATGAAGAAGGGCGTGAGTCCTCAAAAAGTATTAAAGCACAAGAACTAGGTATTCCAATCTTAACAATTAAACAAGTAACTGAAAGGTATTAAAAATGACTACAATTAAATGGGACGAAGCACGCACTGAAGAACTAAAGGGCCTAGTTGGTAACGAGGCTCCTGTAACTGGTGCAACTGTTGAAAAAGCAGCTACTGCACTTGGTACTACTGTTCGCTCTGTTGCGGCAAAGCTTCGCAAAATCGGTTTCGAAGTTGCTAGTATGGCTAAAGAGCACACTTCTAAATTCTCAGAAGATGAAGCCAACGCTCTGCGTGACTTTGTTGAGTCGAATGAAGGCGACTTCACTTACGCAGAAATCGCAGCACAGTTTGCAAATGGTAAATTTACTACTAAGCAAGTTCAGGGCAAGATTCTGTCTATGGAACTAACTGGTAGTGTGAAGCCTACTGAAAAAGTGGAAGTGGCTCGTACTTACACTGAACAAGAAGAAGCTGCTTTTGTTCAAATGGTTGAACAAGGTAAATTTGTTGAAGATATTGCTGCTAAACTAGATAAGAGCATTAACTCTATCCGCGGTAAAGCTCTGTCTCTTCTTCGTAGTGGTGAAATTGCTAAGATTCCTGCTCAGAAAGAGTCTCACGCAAAAGATAAAGAAGATGCTGTGGAAGGTCTTGATATTGGTAGCATGACTGTTGCAGAAATCGCTACAGCTACTAATAAAACAGATCGCGGAGTTAAAACTCTTCTAACTCGTCGTGGCCTTAGTGCTAAGGACTACGATGGTGCTGGTAAGAAAGCCAAAGCTGAAGCTGCTAAAGCAACTGCTTAAACTCTAACCTAAGCTAAGGCGACTTTTGTGTAAAAACGAAGTCGCCTTTTTTATTCTATATAAAAATCATGAAAGTAACCATATCTTATTATGACGATACCTCATTAACAAAAGAAGAGATTGTTAGTCAGGCAAAGTATAATTACGGAGAATCAGTAGAAGTAAAAGTAGAGCCTATATCTAACGATCCTTGGGATATGTTACACTTCGCCCTACAAAGTTTAATTACATATGACCAGTTATCAATATTATTTGACTCTGGCCCTTTATACAAAGAGAAACTAGTAGAGCTTAAATTGGCTTTATTGGATAAAGTTGAAAATGAACTTACTAACGTAGTTCTAGACAACGAAGAAAAAGTAACTTAATTATGAGTGATATTGGGGCAATTGTATTACATAAGCTTTTAACAGAGAAAAGCTTAGAAGGATGGTCAAGAGTTAAGCTAGCTTTCCTAGACCCTTCTTATAGTAGTTTGTATACCGCCATTAATAGGTATTATACTAAGTACAATTGTATTCCTGGGTTTGAAGAATTAGAGGTTTCCTCAAGAAATACTCCACTATCGAGAGCATTAGTAACCTTAAAAGAACTAGAAGTATCTGAAGATTTAGATATGAATTTTGCTATAGATATTTTAATTGATACCTATACGCAGAACGAAGCTTTACGTCTAGTTGATAAGTTAGTAGATAATGTTACTCTAATGTCTACTCAGGAAATTAAGGATAGCATATCAGATATAGTAGTAAAATTAGATGAGAAAACCCATACTAGTGAAACAATTGTTACATTAGATAATATTGCTCTTTTTGAAGAAGAGAAGAATTTAGAGCTGCTAAGGTTCCCATTAGGGTTAAATAATACTTTTGATAGTACCTTAGGTGGTGGATATAGAGAAGAACTGATACTAATTGGGGGTAAGCGAGGGGCTGGTAAATCTATCGTATGTGCTAACTTAGTAGTTAATCAATACGAACAAAAGAAAACAGCAGTATACTTTACCATTGAAATGAAGGCCAAAGAGATTCTAGAGAGAATGGTCTCTATTATGTCTGGCGTACCTTATATGAAGATACGTCAAAACGACCTATCATTTGAAGATAAGATAAAAATAGGTAAAATTAGGGCAGAAATGTTCAAAGAGGCAGATACTAACTTCAAAGAGTTTTTAGAACATAAAGACCTAATTAAACTTGAAAAAGATATTATCAGCACAAAAAGCTTGAAAGAAGATAATCAGATAATTATTATTGATGATAGAGAGCTTAGTATTACCTCTATTGACTTACACTTACAGAAACTAAAAGCACAGTTTGGGGATAACCTTACCCTAGGCGTGGTAGATTACCTGAACCAGGTAGTTGTACCAGGACAAGAAAAAGGAATGTATGACTGGATGCCTCAAATCTTTGTTAGTAAAAAACTAAAAGAGTACGCTCGTAAGTATAATATGTTAATGATTAGTCCTTTTCAAATATCAGATGATGGAACTACGCGATTTTCTAAAGGTATTTTGGATGCTGCGGATATTGCAATTAATCTAAATGCACACGATAAAGAAGACTGTGCGGTTTCATTCGATATGACTAAGATTAGGGGCGGTCCTCCTATTAATTTCTCCTCTGGAATGAATTGGGATACATTAAAAATTAATCCAACTGATGTTGTTATACAAAGTAAAAAAGAGAAAAAAGAAGAAAAACATCAACAACATTCAGACCCTAACGGTGGAGATGCTCCGTGGTAAACTCAGATGTACTTAGCGTTTTAAAAGATAAAAATATGGTCTTTGTGCCATCAGGCAAAGACTACCTTATTAAGTGCCTTAACCCAGAACATATAGATAACAATCCTTCTTTAAGGATTGATAAACTATCTGGGATAGGGCACTGTTTTGCTTGTGGATACAGGGTAAATATCTTTAAGTACTTTGGTATTATTAGCGACCATCAAAATGCTAAAATTAGTGCTATTAAGGAGAAGATTCAAAAAGTATTTGCAGAAACTAGAGGGCTAGATATGCCCAAAGGCTGGGCCCCCTATAGCAAGCCACTTCGTGGCATATCTAGAGATACTCTACACCACTTTGAAGCATTTATAGTACAAAACCATGAAGAGCTAGAAGATAGAATTGTATTCCCCTTAAAAGATATTACAGGAAAGATTATTGCTTTTATTGGCAGACACTTTATTGCGGACATGAAGCCTAGATATAGAGTATACCCTCATGGAGTAGAATTACCCCTGTTTCCTGCCAAACTTTATCCGGTTAATGGAAGTATAGTTCTAGTAGAAGGTATATTTGATGCTCTTAATCTTATTGATAAGGGCTTGCCAAATGTAGCCGCCACGCTAGGAACAAATACTATATTTAGCCGTAAAGGTGTTAATAAAGATAAAATTGCATTATTAAAGCTGCAAGGTATTACTAAAATTGTAATACTATTTGACGGTGATCAGGCCGGTATTAAAGCAGCAGAAGAACTTAAGCCTGTTCTTGAAAAAGAGAACTTTTATGTCTCTATTATTGATCTTCCAGAAGATAGAGACCCGGGCGACCTTACACAAGATGAAGTCGATCATTTGAAGAAACTAATATGAAAATAGCAGTTATTGATAAAGCACTTAATAATTTTGATTATAGTAAGTACTTTAAGTTTGATTTTGATAAGTACCATTTATGCTCCAAAAAACTAAGTAAAGTACTGAAAAAAGATGTTGATATTAACATTAATATCGACGAGTATGACTATATTATTTTAGTTGGTTCAGAGGCTACTAAGCAGTATACTAAAAATGCCTCAGTTACTGACCATTCAGGGTACCTTATTAATGAGAAATTTATACCCCTAATTAATCCCTCAATGCTAGTTTTTAAGCCAGAGGCTAAACCTAAGTTTGAGCGATCTGTAGAGCAGATAGAAAAGATTATTAGTGGTGAAGCTATTACCGACCTATCTGGTGAATACTTAGGTATTGAAGATGAGGAAGAAGCTTATGGCTATCTACTTGAATGTGAAGAATGGGTTGAAAAAGATAAATGTTTTGCACTAGATACTGAAACCACCGGGTTATATCCGCGGGATGGTTATGTACTAGGTATCTCAATCTGCGCTAAACTTAGGCATGCTGCCTATATTAGCGCGGATGCTATGTCTGATAGAGTAGTAGAAAAACTACAAGATATGGCTTATAAATATAAAGTAATTTTTCATAATAGTAAGTTCGATATTAAAATGCTACAATATCATTTTAATTTAAAGTTCCCAAATTATGACGATACTTTATTACAGCACTACTTACTTGATGAAACTCAAGGTACGCACGGGCTTAAACAACTTTCTATAAAGTATACAAAATTTGGTGATTACGATAAAGATTTAGCAATATTTAAAGAGCAGTATTGTAAACAGCATAAAATACTACAGGAAGACTTTACCTACGATCTTATACCTTTTGATATTATTTCGGTCTATGCAGCTATTGATACAGCAGCAACACTAGAGCTATATAATCTTTTTAATCCTTTAATTGAAAAGAATCCTAAGTTAAGTTACGTTAAGAATAACCTTCTTATACCCGGTACTAGTGCTCTTATTAAGATGGAAGAAAATGGTATTCCATTTGACAAATCTAGATTGGAGTTTGCGCAAAAAACTCTAGACATAAGTATTGAAGAGGCTAAAGAGGTATTATTTTCCTTTCCAGAAGTTCAACAGTTAAGTGTGGTTCAAGGTTCTACTTTTAACCCTAACTCTGTTCAACAACTACGGGTGCTATTATTTGATCTATTAAAGCTTAAACCTTTAGATAAAAAGACAGGTACGGGCTTGCAAAGTACAGATGCGGAAGTGCTAGACAGCTTAGAAGGTCAGCATCCTATTGTTGACGCAATTATTACAGTGCGTAAGCTTGGTAAGATTAAGAATACTTATATTGATAAGATTCTTCCAGAATTGGATTTTGACAACTGCTTACGTACAAACTTTAATATGACCTCTACTACTTCTGGTAGATTATCTAGTAGTGGTAAGTTTAATGCACAGCAGATTCCAAGGGATGAGGCTCGTGTAAAGGGTTCTATTAAAGGTTCTGGAGCTTTTGAAGGCTGGAATATCGTAAGCCAAGACTTAGCTACCGCAGAAATGTATTATGCTGCTGTACTATCCGGCGATAAAAAACTACAGAAAGTATTTATTGATAAAGGGGACTTTCACAGTTCGATTGCTAAACAAGTATTTAAATTAAGCTGCCCAGTTGAGGAAGTTAAGAAATTATATCCAGCAGAGAGACAAGCTGCTAAGGCTATCTCTTTCGGTATTCTATACGGCTCTGGCCCACAAAAAGTTAGTGACACAGTTAGTAAGTCTGGGGCATACTTCTCTATTGACGATGCTAAAGATGCTATTAAACTGTACTTCGACACTTTTAGTAAATTAAAAGAGTGGTTAAATAGTACTAAGCACCTTATTGAAACTCAAGGATATATCTATACCTCTTTTGGTAGAAAACGTAGACTAAAAAACGTATTTAGTCCTGATAAGATGATCGCTAGCCACGAAGTACGCTCTGGTATTAATGCCACTATTCAGTCGTTAGCTAGTGACATTAACTTATTAGCTGCTGTTGATATTCTTGATGCCGTAGAAAAGTATGGACTTAGAGCGAGAGTGTTTATGTTAGTACATGACTCTATTGTAGCACTAGTTCATCCCGAGGATACAGAACAGTACTGCACTTTGCTAGCTTCTTGTACACAAAAAGATAGAGGATTTAGTATCCCCGGAACTCCTATCGGAATTGATCAGTCGATCGCTTTAGATTACTCATTTGGTAGCTTTGATGAAAAGTGGGGTGAAAAATATGCTGAATTTATCGAAAATTCAATTCCCAATTTACCCAGTTAACATAAGTTCCCTTACAAAAGAGGGAACTTATAAACTGCTGTTCCAAAGAGGTAGGTATACTGTACTAGATGATTCTTCTAAAACAGGAAACTTAGCTAGACGCAGATTACAGTACGAAGCCGATAAAACAGTATTTATGAAAAGGCCCCTAGCTAAGCTAGTGGGCCCCATATTTAGGTACTCTGATATATTTCAAGTATTAAAGTCCTATAAAACCTTTATTGACTCTAACGGACTTATATTTGAGTATACTAATTCTAGATTCTGCCCATTAGTATATTATAAAATTAAAAAATTTATAGAAATACCAACTGGATACGCCATAGTAATACACGGAGTACACTGTAAGTTTTTTCTTAATAGAGTACCCAAATTAGAGGAAAGATACGCAGGCCTATTAGAAGTAGATGAGGGGTTTGTTTTGTATGAGCTATGTGAAAATCATAAGTCTCCTACACGAAGGAAGATATGAAAGCCGTATTAACCAATAGGATATACCTAGATGCAAGTGATGATTTAATGACTAGGTTATCCCTAGAGTTAACATATAAAATACCATCTGCAATGAAAGGTCATCCACCTACAATTATTAAAACTTTTAATAGAATTAATAAGAATACATGTAGTATACCCTCAGGACGCATTGATTTGATCCCTTCGGGATATGATATAGTGGATAAGCGAGTTTTAGCCCCTGTAAACTTCCCAAAATTTAAAGCTACTTTACGGGAAAGTCAGCAATTAGTTTATGATAGTATTGATGATTGTGCAATTATTAATGCTCCTGTAAGCTGGGGTAAAACATTTACCGCTATTGCTATTGCAGTTAAGCTTGGACAAAAAACTCTAATTGTTACCCACACTACTCTACTAAGGGACCAATGGGTAGAGGAGATAGAAGGGACACTAGGAATTACTCCTAGTATAATAGGTAGTAATAAATTTGAAACTGATGGGCCTATAGTAGTTGCTAATGTACAAACATTGACTAAGCACGTTGATAAAGTATCGGATATGTTTGGTACTCTTATACTAGACGAAGCCCATCATGTACCTGCTAGTACTTTTGCTAGCATAGTGGATAAATCTAAAGCTAGACATAAAATAGGTTTATCAGGTACATTAAATCGTAAAGATGGTAAACACGTAGTATTTCAAGACTACTTTGGGAATAATATATTTAAACCTGAAAAAGAAAACTATATGCAACCCCATGTACTTTTAGTCGAGACTGATATATCATTTCCGACAGGAAAGTTTTGGGCAAATAGAGTGACTGAACTAGAAGTATATAATAAAAACTACCAAAAAATCATTGCTGAGTTAGCAGATGCTGCTGCCCGTAAGGGTCATAGAGTTTTAGTAGTAGGAAGTAGAGTAGAATTTTTAAAGACCTGCGCCGAGCTCTCTACTTCTCCAGCTGCACTAATTACGGGTGAGATAAAAGACTTAAAACAACGCTTAGCCCTGCTAAAACTTGTGGAAAGTGACGAAGTACATATAGTATACGGCACTATGTCTATCTTCTCAGAGGGTATATCGCAGAATGATTTAAGCTGCATTATTTTAGCTTCGCCCATTAATAATGAAAGTCTATTAACTCAATTGATAGGTCGTATATGTAGACTTAAAGAGGGGAAGTTACAGCCTTTAATTATAGATATACATCTCCTAGGAAGTTCGGTTAGAGAGCAGCAAAAGAATAGAATAACACATTATTTAAAAAATGGTTATACGATACGTAAACTTAAAAAATAATATTGAATTTTCTAGTTTACCGTAGTATAATAATAAAATGAAGAAAATAATATTCTATTCTTGGCCTAGAATAGTAGAGTATTGTAAAGGGAACATACACTGTATAGTAAAGACCTTTAAGTTATTCACTAGCAAGCCTGTACCTATTAATCTTTCTGGTAAGTCCTTTATTTTAAATTTGAAGGATTTATTAGATAGTAAAGCTTTGGAATCCGAAATAGTAGAGTATCTACTGTTGGCTTCCTTAAGAAATTATTTTGATTATAAATATCAAAATGATATGACGTTGTACTTATTCTTTTCAGATATTTCACCTGATAGAATAGGGAAAAACAAATTATTAACACTAGAAAACAATTATATAAAGTTTATATACGAGGAAAATCATGGGAATTAAATTTAACGATACCGAAGGCAAAGCTAAAAAAGGTGCTGACATTTATGCTTTTAAAGATGGTGAACAAACACTAAGACTATTTGGGGACATTCTTCCTCGTTATCTTTATTGGGTTAAGAGCACTGAAGGCAAAGATATGCCTGTTGAGTGCCTTGGCTTTGATCGTAATCTTGAAAAGTTCATTAATGTTGAGAAAGACTGGGTTAGACACTACTTCCCAGAACTAAAGTGCAGCTGGGCTTACGCTATCAACGCTATTGATATGAAAGAGGGCAAGTCTGTAGTGGTTAACCTTAAAAAGAAGCTATTTGAACAGATTAAAACCGCAGCAGAAGATCTAGGAGATCCTACTGATCTTGATAACGGTTGGGATGTAGTATTTAAGCGAGTTAAAACTGGCCCGCTACCTTTTAATGTAGAGTATACCCTACAGGTACTACGTTGCAAACATCGCCCTTTAACTGATGCTGAAAAAGAGTTGGTTGCTAATGCTAAACCTATCGACCAATCAATTTTACGTCAATCACCAGAAGAACAAAAGGCTTTTATCGAAGAACATTTACTGAGTAAGGAAGAAGTACCTGCAGAAATGCAGCAAAAAGCCCCTGAAACTGTAGACGATATTCCTGCCTAAGTACAAGGGCTGAGGGAAACCTCGGCCCTTTTCTTTCCTATGAAAATATTATTTACTGCTGATATTCATATCAAACTTGGACAGAAAAACGTCCCAATAGACTGGGCCAAAAATAGATATAATGAACTATTTAGGCAATTAGACCAAATAATGGCTGAAGAACTTCCAGATTATTTTATTATAGGCGGAGATATATTTGATCGTCTTCCAACTATGGAGGAGTTAGAGATATTCTTTAACTTTATTGGCACAGTATTAAGGCCAGTAAAGATTATAATTTATTCAGGTAATCATGAGGCTGTAAAGAAGGACAGTACATTTCTTAGTAACTTAAAAGGCGTAGTATCTTTAATTAATAGTAATGCTACAATAATTGATAACTATTGGTGTTTAAAGGATGCTAATATAGATATTATTCCGTATAATAGGCTGAAAGATTTTGCTAATAATCCGGTAGAGTTTCATGGTGATATTCTATGTACCCATGTAAGAGGGGAGATTCCGCCCCATGTTAAACCTGAAGTACCTCTGGAATTATTTGACCGATGGAAAGTAGTTCTTGCCGGTGATTTACATAGCTATTCTAATAGCCAACGTAATATACTATATCCTGGGTCTCCAGTTACCACCAGTTTTCATCGCCATGTTGTGGATACAGGCGTTATTATTCTTGATACTGAAACTTTAAGCCATACTTGGAAAAAATTAGAATTACCACAACTAATTCGTAAAACTGTATCCTCTAAAAAAGATATGGTTAAAACCTACTATCATCATACTATATATGAATTAGAGGGTAATTTAGCAGAATTATCGGAATCAATAGACTCTGAACTATTAGATAAAAAGATTGTTCAGAAAGGGTCTCCCGCTATTTTAAATCTTACTAAGAATATGACTTTAGAAGAAGAACTGGCTTTATACCTAAAGGATATTCAAAAAATGGATACTGATAAAATCAAGGAGATACTTGGAGTGTTTAATGATATTGTTAAAACAGTTGACTTGGAGTAAGATGTTCTCTTATGGTGAGGATAACCAACTAAGTCTTTGGGATGAACCAGTTACGCAACTATTAGGTTTAAATGGCCATGGAAAAAGCTCTGTTCCATTAATACTAGAAGAAGTACTATTTAATAAGAATTCTAAAGGAATTAAGAAAGGCGCTATACTTAACAGGAATCTTTCTAGTAAAGGTTATAGTGCCGAGCTAGACTTTAGTATTAACGAAGATGAATACATAGTTAAAATTAGTCGTACTGGTGCTACCCAAAAAGTAGTACTATTAAAAAATGGTAAGGATGCATCTTCCCATACTGCTACAGATACTTTCAAGCATATAGAAGACTTACTAGGTATAGACTCAAAAACCTTTAGTCAAATAGTTTATCAAAATAATAATTCTAGTCTACAGTTTCTTACTGCCACAGACACAAACAGAAAGAAGTTTCTAATTGACCTACTTTCATTAGAGCATTATACAAGAGTTTTTGAAAGAGTGAAAGAAGTACATAAGGTAGTCGCAGAAGAGTTAGTCATTTTACAATCGACAGTAAATACCCTTTCAGATTCTATTAATAAACTTAGTAAAGAGTCTTTAGACTTAAAACCATTACAAGAAGAGTTTGAACTGAATTTATCAGGAAAAGAGCGTCTTACAAGTCTAAAAGCAAATTTGGAAAATATCGTTTCGATTAATATAAAAATTTCGACAAATGAACAGTATATATCTCTAAGAGATAAGATAAATTATGCTGATTTAATTGAACAAGTTGAAGAAAAAGATACTTCTGAATTATTACAGGCTATAGGGGGGATTAAGAATAGAATTAAAGCTATTAAAGATTTAAGTACTAAACTATCAAAACTGACCTCTTCCGAATGTCCTACCTGTTTACAGAATATTGATACTGAAGCAATTAATAAAGTTAAAGAAGCAAATAAACTAGAAGAAGATGCGCTAACTTTAGAATTAAAAGGCTTAGAGTATCAATTAAATGAATCAGAGTCTAGTAATAAAAAATATAAAGCGCATCAACGTTTAGTTGCTGATTTCGAAAAGTATAGTGCTTTGATTGATAGTGAGTTACCTAATCTTCTTTTAGATAAGTCTGAACTTGAAAAAGAAATCAATAGTATCTCAGATTATATTGATAAGCAGATTAAAGAATTAAAAGATATTCAACTATATAATAAAACTGCAATAGCTCATAATGCTAAGATTAGTGTAATTACTGAGCAGTTAGAGTCATATGGAATAAAAATACAAGAAAGCAAACAAAAACTAATGGAGGTAGATGTTAAATCCTCTTTATTAGAAGTTCTTAAAAAGGCTTTTAGCACTAATGGATTATTAGCCTATAAGATTGAAACATCTGTAAAAGACTTACAGGAGTTAACAAACTATTATTTAACTGAATTATCAGACGGAAGATTCCAACTAGACTTCCTTATAAACAATGATAAGTTAAATGTAGTTATTATTGATAGTGGTTCAGAAGTAGAGATTACTGCACTATCAGCAGGGGAGCTAGCTAGAGTTACGACTTCTACATTGTTAGCTATTAGAAAATTAATGTCTAGCTTATCTAAGTCACGTATTAACGTACTATTCTTAGATGAAACCATAGACGTATTAGATACTTTTGGTAAAGAAAAGCTAATTGAAGTTCTTCTCAAAGAAGAAGGCTTAAATACATTTCTTATTTCTCATGGGTATAGTCATCCTTTAATTAAAAAATTAACAGCAATTAAGGAAGATGGAATTTCAAGGTTGGAAGATGGTTGATTCTAGAGCCAAAGGCGCAAGAGCTGAACTAAAGATACGCGATGATCTTAGAGCACTAACAGGACATAAATGGGAGCGGGTTCCCGCCAGCGGCGGGCTTGCTGCGGTTCATCAACTTAAAGGTGACCTATATATTCCAGGTGAAGTAGGCTTATATTGCGTAGAAGTAAAACACTATGCAGATGACCATCTTACGTCCAAAATAATTACAGACACGAAACCTCAATTAGATATTTGGTGGGAACAAACTATTAGAGAATCTCACCAAATTAATAAGAAACCTATTTTAATATTTAAGCACGATAGGGGTAAGAACTTCTGTGGAGTAGACGACCTACTAATAGCACAGAACACTCTACCTGCAAGGTATATATTTATAGGACATTTAGGTATTTGGGTTTTAAAACTAGATGACTTTATCAAGCATTGCAATCCGGTATTTATAAAATGAGCATAAAATTTAACGAATTAAAAAAACCTAATCCTAGAGATGTATTATTAGTAGATAGCTTAAACTTAGCTTTTAGATATAAGCATGCTAATAAGCCAGACTTTAAAGTAGAGTACCTTCGTACGGTGCAGTCCTTGGCAAATTCATATAGTTGTGGGCATATATTAATTCTGGGGGATGAGGGCAGTAGTGCATATAGAAAAGCAATTTATCCTGAGTATAAGGCGGATAGAAAAGCTAAGTACGAAGCACAGACGGAAGAAGAAAAGCAATCATTTGCAGAGTTTTTTGAAGATTTTAACAGTACCTTAGAGCTACTAAAAAACTCTTTTGATGTGCTTCGCTTTAAGAATGTAGAAGCAGATGATATAGCTGCTTACATTGTTAAACAAAAAGAAAAATTTAATATTGGTAATATTTGGCTAGCATCCTCTGATAAAGATTGGGATTTACTAATTCGAGAGGGGGTAAGTAGGTTTTCATATGTAACTAGAAAAGAAGTTACAGTAGAAAACTGGTGGGATCACTATAACGTTCCAATAGAAGATTATGTTGGTTACAAAGCTTTAACTGGGGGTGACGATAATATTAAAGGGGTAGAACAGGTAGGGCCTAAAAGGGCGGCCGAACTATTAACCGAGTATGGTAACATTTTTGACTTATTAGACGCTTTACCATTAAATAAAAAACAAAAATTTATACAAAATTTAAACAAGTCCAAAGACTTAGTACTGCTCAATATTAATTTAGTAGATTTACTAACGTATTGTGAAGATGCCATAGGTGTTGGAAATATAGAGGAAATTAATAATGTTTTATCCAAACACTTTACAAATTGAGTGTCAAGACAAAAATCTAATGCCTGTTAGAGCACATATTGGAGATGGTGGCCTAGACTTACGCTCCTCACGAGAAGTGTTACTTATGCCACTAGAATCTGTCTTAATTAGTACCGGTATTAAAGTGGCTATTCCATTGGGTTTTGTAGGTCTTTTATTTTCCAGAAGTGGAATGGCTAAACACAATATAACTTTAGTTAATTCTGTAGGAGTTATTGATCACTCATATAGAGGCGAAATTAAAGTATATTTAGTTAATAATGGTACGAACCCGTTTCAAATTATATATGCAGATAGAATTGCTCAACTAGTATTAGTACCCTGTTCACTACCAGAGCTTGAATTAGTAGAAGTAGTGCCTAGTACTATACGCGGAGAGGATGGTTTTGGAAGCACGGGAACAGCTTAAACGTATATGTATAAAACAGTGTAAATTAAATAGTAAAAAAGAGTATTGTATAGGCTGTAAAAGAACTATACAAGAGATTAAGGACGCGTATGAAAGCACCAAGTATTCGAGCACAAGTAATAACAAGACGAACATACAATAGACCATTAAATGAGGCTGGTACAGTCTTTGAAACCTGGCGTGAAACAGTAGCTAGAGTTATTGACCACCAACAATGGTTATGGGAACGAGCAGCAAATAGAGAATTGAATAATATAGAGTTTGCAGAGCTTTATGAATTAGAACAATTAATGATTGAACGTAAAGTATCTATGAGTGGTAGAACTTTATGGCTCGGTGGAACAGATGTTGCAAAACATAGAGAGGCTTCACAATTTAACTGTAGCTTTACACAGGTAGAGACAGTATATGACTTAGTTGATATTCTATGGTTACTACTTCAAGGGTGTGGTGTTGGTTTCAAACCCGTTGTAGGCACATTAAATGGGTTTATTAAGCCAATTAAAAATATAACTACAATTAGGAGTACCAGAACAGCTAAAGGAGGTTTAGAGTATAATCAAGAGTTTTGGGATGAAAGCACAAAAACTTGGACTATTAAAATAGGAGATTCTGCGGAAGCCTGGGCTAAGTCAATAGGTAAACTTGTGGCTGGTAAGTATCCGGCAGATACTCTAATATTAGACTTTTCAGAGTTAAGACCCGCCGGAGAAAGACTAAAAGGATACGGTTGGATTTCTAGTGGGGATGGGGCTATTGCAAAAGCCTACACAGCTATTGCCAATATCCTTAATGGAAGAGCAGACAGTTTACTTACTAGAATGGATATTTTAGATATTGTTAACTGGATGGGCACAATTCTTAGTAGTCGTAGAAGTGCTGAAATAGCCTTATTTGAATATGGGCAACCAGAGTGGAGAGAATTTGCTGTTGCTAAGAAGGATTATTTCTTATATAATCGCGAGCATAGAACTCAATCCAATAATTCACTATTATTTAGAGAAAAACCAACTAAAAAGCAACTAGAAGATATCTTTAAACTAATGGTTGAGGCGGGGGGATCAGAACCCGGCTTTATTAATGCTACAGAGGCTCTACGTAGGGCCCCTTGGTTTAACGGTTGTAATCCTTGTGTAGAGATTTTACTAGGTAATAAGTCCTTTTGTAATCTAACAGAAACAGACATTGGTAAATTTGAGGGAGATAACGCAGGGCTACATAGAGCTATTTATTTAGCAGCGCGTGCAAACTACCGCCAGACTTGTGTAAATCTAAAAGATGGCATTCTACAAGAGGCTTGGCACCTTAATAACGCCTTCCTGAGGCTATGTGGTGTAGGCCTTACAGGTATTGCTAAGCGTCCAGATATGACAGGCTATGACTACCGCTATCTAGAGCGTACTGCCACTTCTGCAGCAATTGGTATGGCGG